AATCCCTCTACGTTCTGAAGATACATTTCAATCTGAAATTGATCTTCAAATTTTGAATAAATGATATCGTCTAAAGTATTATCGTTGAGTAAAGTTCTTGGTAGATAATAGATATCCGTTCCAAACAGTTTAATCTGTTCGTCGGCAAGATCCTGAACGAGGTTTTGCTCGCCCGAGTATCCGCTATAGTAATCTGGAAAATAAGGACTTGTAGGCATATCAACCAATCATATCCAATGGAGGTAGGGAGTAATCTGTAAGCATTCTTGCTTCTAGATCTTTAACTTCAGCATCGCCATCCTCCCAGATTTGGCGACCGTTTAGTGTAACACCACCAGGCAGTTGAACATTGTTATACTTAATAAGGTTCTGTCCCCACATACGCTTCATAAGAGCTGTAGCGTAACGCTTCAAAAAACTATCATCATATACTTGAGACCATTCTCCTGGATCTAAAGCACGATAACAATCAATAACCAAATAGTTACCAGCTTTGATTCTTTTTACATCAATATCAATATAAAGACGATCTTGCCTTCTGTTGTGGCGATACTCAACAAGAGCACCAGTATTAATTACCATGTCAATGGTTTCAAAATACTGTTTAATCATATAGTAATTTGCCATATCAAAATGACCAAACGTATAACCAGCGGAGAATGAAAAAATATCCATCAAGAAATACTGGTTACTAAAACCCCACATATCATTGCTAGCAAAATTAGAAGTTACTCCAAATACTTTTTGAATACCGATTACGTGATCAGGAACTTCAATAAAGTTTTTTCTGTTGGTCCATTCTGATCCATCTGGATCTGCTGTGCTAGTAAGTTCGTCAGTTTCATTAAAACGAATTACATCTTCTTCAGTAAATTCGTGCTTGAGATACATTCTCTCAATACCATCAAAGTGATACTCTTGATAATACTGAACAGCAGTATCAATGATATCATCAACTTGATCGTCGTCAATATTGATCTGAAGAACTGGAGCACCTAATTGACGCTTACAGTAATCAATAAGTTCTTGCCTAGTAGATGGCTTTGCCATTTAAATTGATACAAAAAATCCCTTCTTGTATTTATCAAGAAGGGATCTGAGGTTATTCAGCTTCTGGAGCTGGAGGTTCTTGCCTACCGTCGTCTTCGAGAAGAGCAAGGGTTTCGAGACCACCCTGAATTTTTAATCTGTATTCTTTTGCTTTTGCTAAGTTTGCTTCTAGTTCAGTAATTTGCTTTTCTACTTGAAGAAGTTGCTCTTCAAAGTTCTTTTTGAGTTGTTCAGTGTCCATGTCGTTTATATAGAATGATGTGACGTATTATTTATATACCAAATCTACCGCGGGTGGCGTTAAAGTTTTGTTGGATTTCTGCTGCGGAGAGTGCTCTGTTGTATATTTGGGTTTGTGCTATGTTTCCATTAAATGGTCTACTACCACTTTGAAACCTTCCCAAATTCACAGTATTTGTAGTGACACTAACATTAGTTGCAATACTTTGCCCTAAAACTCCATTAATATAAATGTCCAGTGTTGTTCCCTGAACTCCTGTAAGCATATACCATTGACCAACAGTAAGTATTGGAGCAGATTGATGGTATACTGAACCATTCCAAAAATAAGGTCTATTAGCACTTGACAATATTGCCAAATGCCAAGAATTGGATGAAGAATCTACTATATGATGGAAGATACCTCCAGTTGTAATTTTTACCCAAGCATTTACTGTTATTTTTCCAGCACTTATTGAAGGAGTTCCACAATTCACATAATCATCAACCCCATCAAAAACCAAAGACCCACCATTCGCACTACTATAAGTCGGTCCATTTGTAAGAGTTCCAGTATTCCCATTACCACTCAAATCAATCCAGGTTGTTCCTCTATTTTTTGCCGTTCCTGTTGTTGGGTAGTAAGGACTTGCTGATGAGCCATACTCAAGTTGTGCTCCCCAAATGAAGATACCAGAAACACCATCACCCGAATAATTACTACCAGAACTTGTTGGAAAAGAACCAAAAACTGAATTCACAATAGCAGATGTTACTGTAATGGAACATCTATACCAACCATCTGGATATGGTGTAATTGTTGGGGATGTTACATTTGAACTACTACTAACACTTCCAGTTGCTAAATTGAACATAGCAACTCTAGCTATTGCCCCATCATCAATTCTCAATCTAATAAAACTCTGTTCTGCTTCCTTTGCAAATATTGAAAGAGTATAAGTATTTGAACCTAATCCTGGAGATTTGTATAAATCGTGGTATGTAGATGCATTAATTGCAATTAATTTATCTGCTGTTAATGTTCCGTCAGGTGCCGAGGTAGCATTTGCAGTAACATTATAGTTATTTTTAGACCAAGAAGCATCATCAAACTGCTCACTATAAGTCAGCAAGTTCTCATCATCATCAAACCCCTTTGAGTTTCCGGCATCAAGTGCTAATACTAATCCACTTTCTACTATTTCGGGTCCGGCGAATACTCCCATTTTAGTTTCCTCTTTTAGATTGAAAATCTGCCTTTGAGAGCATTATAGTTTTGTTGGATTTCTGCTGCGGAGAGTGCTCTGTTGTAT